TCGGCTTAGCATAATAATGAAGTGGTGTTTCTGCCTCGGTTGCCAGCTTTAAAAGCGGATACTGTAAATCAAAATGCTGCTTGCTATATTCTGCAGTCTGCATTGCAACAATTTCCTCATCTGAAGCACAACCATCACACAGCATTCTTCCCAGCACTTTCTGAGCAAGCTGTCCAATTTTCAATTCTTGATATACATCCGCATCTGTATAATCATATTCCAAATGCTCTAATTTGAGAGTAGATGTGGTGTTTCTTATTGTTCTGGCTGTGGTTCTCACATCGGAGAACATTTTATACATCTGATAACTGCGTAAAAATAGTTCAGAGGTATCTGCCACACCATCACTTACCAGAAGAATAGGTTTCAAAACCAGGTCATTGTACTCTTCGTTGGCAATGACGCGGAAAGTAAAATCATAGCCATTGTTGGCAAACAGCAAGTTAAGTTCTTCCACACAAGGGATCAGATCGGAAAGCACAGACAAATTTATTTTCGGGGATGCGAAAATAATCTCTGCCTCCTTGGTAGATAAGTACCCGTGCAGGCAAAATGCTGTTCTTGCACATTTCTCAAGCACTTTCATTACTGTGATATCACGATTGCCGTAGTTAAGGCCTGCCTCATGGAACGCAACGTCTACAGCATAATATGTAGTTTCATCGGGCTGAATGGATATTCCCAACACATCACATTCACCCTGCTGCAGTAGCTGGGACAATGATGTATTCTGCTTGAAAATAGAATAGTTATGTTTCTCCGAATAATGTTTATCCACCAGTTCCATCAGTTTTTCAAGTGTATCTGCATCAGATAGTTGCCACTGCGAGGACACCTTCCAGTTGGTTTGTACTATTTGACACTCTTTTACATGACGCAGCCAAGAATAAAAGAGTGATTCACCCATTTCTATTTTCATACTCGTTCTCCTAAAATGAATTTTTTAGTCTCTCTTTACATATTTCAATTCAATATCGTATCCCAGCGATTCCAGCATCTGTATGAAAGTCTTATTTACAATATTCTCGTTTTTCTTTATAAGCCGATTCACATAGGACGGAGTGGTGCCCACGTCTTCCGCCAGCTTCGCCTGCGTGGTTCCTGCTTCTATACATTTTACCTTTACATCGACTTCAATATTGTTCTTCAGCATTAACTTCACCTCGTCTAACTATAGTGAAATAAATTATACTAATTGTGCAATTTATTGTAACACGAATTTTACAATAATTCAATCACATAATAAAAAAGGCACTCCACCGTAGTCGAGTGCCATTCATGTATGTGTATCTGTTATGCCTGTATCTCCGTTCCGTCCCGGAAGGTGACCGTTATTTCCTTGTCCCTGCCGACCGTAAGGAACTCAACCATGCCTCCCCAAAGGCTGCAGTCAAATTCTCGGATGGTGCCGTCTTGTGCTTTCAGTGCCTTGATGAAGTTTTCCAACCGTTTGCTCTGTGCTTCCTTGGCGGAGATGGTGGCCACCACATCATCGTACCGTGCTTTCACCGCATCATACCGCTGAATAAGACCATCATATCGTTTCTGGTACTCGTCCTGATCCTGCGCAATACGAGCGTTCTCTGCAACGATGTTCTGTGTCATTTCTACAAGCACAGACAACTCGTCCTCCAACCTGACTTTCTCTTCTCGTAGGGTATCGGTTCCACAAAGCGTCCTACGAATGATTTCCGCGTTGGCGATGATTTCCTTCTTCTCCGTCACAAGTTTATTGTATGCTGAAACGAATGCAGTTTTAACCTCATCCTCAGTGACATGAAGAGTCTGACACTTCTCACCATTGTATTTGCGGTTGCAGCGGTAGATAACCTTGCGGTAGCGGTCTGTGGAATGCCAGGTTTTCGCTCCGTACCAGCCGCCGCAGTCGGCACATCTGATTTTGTTAGAGAAGATACTCACTCCACTGTACCGAGTGCCGCCCTTGGTGCGCTTTGCAATCTCTGCCTGCACCATGTCGAACACCGCAGGACTGATGATTGCCTCGTGGTTGCCCTCCACATAGTACTGAGGAACTTCTCCTTCATTCTTTTTCATCTTTTTCTCAAGGAAATCTACCGTGAACTCCTTTTGCAAAAGTGCATCGCCTTTATACTTCTCATTTGAGAGCATCCGGCGCACCGTCTGTTGATTCCAAACATCCTTGCCTGTAGGAGTCTTTATACCACGGCGCGTCAGTTCCGCGGCTATTGAGTGTGGCGTCATACCCTCAAGGAACAGGTGGAAAATCAGACGCACGATTTCTGCTTGTTCGGGATTAACTACAATTTTGCCTGTCTCATTATCCTTATCCAGACCAAGGAAGCGACTGTAAGCAAAGCTGACCTTGCCGTCCGCCATGCGCTTGCGCTGTCCCCAGGTAACATTCTCAGAAATGGAACGGCTCTCTTCCTGGGCAAGACTCGACATGATAGTGATGAGCAACTCGCCCTTGGAATCCAGCGTCCATATGTTTTCCTTTTCAAAATATATCTCAATGCCCTCATCCTTCAGTTTTCGCACCGTGGTAAGGCTGTCAACCGTATTTCGAGCAAATCTACTCACGCTCTTTGTCACTATGAGATCAATTTTTCCGGCAAGAGCATCGGCAATCATCGTCTTAAAGCCTTCGCGCTTTTTTGTATTTGTTGCCGAGATGCCCTCATCCGTGTATATGGCAACGAACTCCCAGTCATCACGGCTTTTGATGTAATTTGTGTAGTAATCAACCTGTGCTTCATAGCTTGTGGTCTGGTCTTCGTTGTCGGTCGAAACGCGGGCATATCCTGCAACACGGCGCTTCTTTGTGCTATTGATTGGTGCAGCTGTGTACCGGTTGATGATAGCCGGAATAGCCGTTACTTTTCTTTGCGCCATGCTTTACCACGCTCCTTTCGTAATTGTTTCATGTGTTCGCTCATTTGCTGCCGTACTTCCGGTGTGTATCTGCCCTTCATGGATTCTTTGAACTTCGCTCTCTGCTCATCCGTCCACGGACTTCCAATTCGTTTGGGTTGTTCCCATGTGCGTTTAACCGTCCTTCCGTCCTTGTAATAGAAAAACATCTCCGATGTGGAAAGCACATCAATGTGGTCTATCTGCCTATCGAATTCGCTATCGCTAAATTCTGTAGTCCCAATTGTTTCTGATATGAATGGCTTAAGCAAATCCTCCCGGAAGCCAATTGTACCGCAGCCGTTATGCTCGGCGCATCGCCAGTAATAAGCCTTTCCGCTCTCCGAGGTAGCTGACTGTTGTGACGCCTTGCGGAAATTGCATCCGCATTGCGCACACTTGATTCTGCCAGTCATGACAGAAGAGCCTTTACAATTCGGTTTTTTCCTGCGCTTTTCAGAAGTCTTGGCTCTATACTCAGCCGTCCAGCAATCCTGGTGTCCTGTGTTCGGACAGTCCTTCGTAATGACCTCGCCATTTTTCAAATGGAATTCAAGCACATACCGCTTCGGCACATTGATGTAGTCCACCTTGTCGAGAAAAGCGTCCTCATCGAACTCATCCAGTCCGAGAACCTCGGAACACGCTTTTTTCAGATTCTCATGATTGATACTACCGCCGACAGTACATCTGCCACCTTTTTTCTTTCTTGATCCGCAAGACCAATATTCCATAATGCCTCTGTCCGTGCGCTTGTTATGGGCGTAACTTATACCGCAATCCGGACATTTCAGCATTCCGGAAAAGCAGGTGAGGTTCAGGCTTTTATTCGCCCTCGGTCCCAGTTCTTTACGTCTTGCAATCTCTGCCTGCACATAATCAAAAGTAGCTTTGTCAATGATGGCAGGATGTGTATCCTCAACATAATACTGTGAAAGTTGTCCTTTGTTCTTTATCCGCTTTTTTGAAATAGGATCGGATACGAACTCCTTTTGCAGGAGGAGGTTGCCCGTGTAGGTCACGTTCGTGAGAACCACCTTGATGTTGGAATCCACCCAGCGGCACCCGTCCCTCGTGGTGATGCCCTCGGCGGCAAACTCCCGCTCTGTTTCCAGTCTCGATTTGCCGTCCAGGAAGTTCTGGAAAATCCGTCTCACGACCGCCGCTTCCTCCGGCACGATAACCAGTTCATCGCCCTCCCATCGGTAGCCGTACACCCGGAAGTGTCCGTTTGGTATGCCTTTCTCAAACCGCTTTCTGATACCCCATTTACAGTTATCCGAAAGACTACGGCTTTCTTCTTGTGCGAAGGATGCGAGGATGGTTAGCATCAACTCACCGTCACCGCTCATGGAATTTATGTGTTCCTTCTCGAACCGCACCTCCACGCCGATACCCTTCAAGTGCCGTACCGTTTCCAGCAAATCCACCGTGTTCCTGGCGAACCGCTGAATCGATTTCGTGAGGATGATGTCGATTTCGCCGTTTTCAGCAGCTTCGATCATGCGCCTAAACTCATCACGCTTGGCTATCCCCGTACCGCTTATTCCATCGTCCGCGAACACGCCTGCGTACTGCCAGTCGGGATTTTTTTGTATCAGGGAACTGTAGTAGCTGATCTGTGCGGAGAGGGAATGGTTCATGCGTTCCGATTCCATCGAGATGCGGGCATAGGCAGCGACTTTTTTCTTCGTTTTTATGGTCGGCACCGCCTGATCGACCCTTGTGATTTTAGCCATGAAATCACTCCTTTCCGACACTATACATCACTCTTTACGCCCCGGAAGTCAACGATATATCCGATAATAAAGCGCCGAAAACAGGCTTGTATGTCTCAAGGAAAATTGTATCGATCTGACGATACTCCTCCTCCGAAATGATGCCCTCTTCGAGCATCTTCCTGGCAAGGTGCATGGTGGTCTGATAGAGCTTTTCGTTTCTGAATTCTTCCTTACTCATCGCCGCCACCGCCTTTGAACCTGTCCGCGATGTAGCATTCATGGCTGCAATACTTCCTCCGCCTGTCTCCGTAAATGTGGAACTCCTTACCACAGCGCGGGCATCTGAAATCATAGACCGCCTTCCGCTTCACCCGGTCGAGATGGCTGTTCCACCACTCGTTCCGGCACTTGTCGCAGCAGAAGCGTTTTTTCTTCCGCTTTGAGATCTGCTGAATCTCCCGTCCGCAGTTCTCGCAGGCGGTTATCTCGCCCGTGAGCGTCACGGAAGTCTCGGCAGCCGTATCCGCGTTTATGTCGTTCCTGCGGCAGAATGACTTCACCGTGTTCAGAGATATGCCAAGCGTCCGGGCAATGCTGCCGTAGCCGTTCCCGGCGGCGCGCAGGTTTATGATTTGTGCTTTCTGATTATCGGTCATAATCCTTCGGCTCCTTCCGAGGGATAGGTCTTGTTGTATCTCCCTCACTCACTACCGAAAAATTCAACCCCCATCGTTACGGCACAAAAAAAGCGGCCTGCAGGCTCTCCGAAGAGATACCCACAGGCCGTCCTGTCCTAGACAAACCTTTATTTCTAACGCTTGGAACACGAGGAACACGAAAAAACCTATTTTCACACAATTATCGTGAATGAAATAGGGAATATAAAAAATGTGTATTATGTACAGTGAGATAGGAATTTGCTGTTCCTACGTGTTCTCGTGTTCCGGTTTATACTTTGATGGTGTAATCAAGCGAAATCCAGCCTACTCCGCTTTTCAGCAGCCCCCAGTCTACGATCGAGTCTTGCCGGAATTGACTTCCACAATAGTGTAAACGTCAAAAGGACTGTACTGCGTTCTGGCGTAGTCCGTCCCCGGTCCTTTACGGATGTTAATCTTGTCAATGCACTTGCAAATATCCACACACAGATTGATTAGCATCTGGTAAACGATGTCGCGGAACGCATACAGCTCCGTTCTGAGGTAAGCGTAAAAGCTGAGGACACATAGGAAAAGAGATCTAAAAGTGTCAAAATACTCTAAAAAGGTCTTAAGACTAAACTGGACAACATAGACCAAGAATGGAGTAAACGACATGAATATGCAGAAGATAACACAGGAGTTGCGCCTTGAGGAATGGAAACGGCAAGTAGAAGAGTGTCAGAGCAGCGGAAAGTCAGTCAGCACCTGGTGCGAAGAAAACGACCTGAAGCCCAAGACATATTACTATCGGCTGAACAAGGTTAGGGATGCGGTATGCCGTGAGTTGACAGCAATAAAAAACCAAGATATTAAGCCAAACGTTAGCCCCTCATTTGCAGAAGTGAGTATA